GCTCAGTGGAAGCGCCGCATCGCAGCACAGAGCGCGCTCCCCAGCCCAAGCTGACGAAACGCGAGTGCATCACGTTCATGGCTCAGGTCGCCGCGCTCGAACGCGGACGCACGCGGCACGTCGAAGCGCAAGGCGGCTACGGCTTCGATCTCGACCCCACGGATCCGCGCTACCAGGCGCCACTGAAACGCATCGACGCAATCCGTCTGGTGGCGAAGGCCTGGAAGCGTGAGCCGCTAGTGGTGATTGAGGCGCTGAAGGCTTGGGGTTACGAGCTGGAGGCGAGCCAGTGAGCCCGAAAACATTAAAGCGGCGCGTGGCCTCGGTTTCCACGCGCCGCCTGAATTGCTTCTTGTTTGATCGCCCACAGGATAGCAGAGGCGCAGGCGCGCTCGTAAAAAGTTTTTTGTTGAAGAAGTAGGCACCGCCCACAACTCGGAGGAAAACACATGGCCTCGGTACCATGTCGTCGAATCAGCGCAGCACCGGCATCGCCGGCAACGTCCACACTCACACCTCGGCCCGCGATCTGGTCGGCAGAATTCCTCGACCGCAGACTGCGCCAGCACCAGGAACAGCAAGAGATCGACGCGCTGGACCTGGCCACCGACATCATCCTCGAAGTCGCCGGGGCGCTTGAGACGCTCAAGCGAACGGAGCGCATGCGATGAGCTGCGCCGCGGCCCCACTTCCCTGCTCGCCCGTTCCACCGCTCGAGACGCGCGTCGAATTCACCACCTACTGCCGCGTCTGCGATTGCGATCAACAATTCATCGCCGGCTGGGAATGCCTCACCGGCCTGGTCGGCTGCTGCCTGGGCTGCGGAACGCCGCGCGTCGCGCCCTTCACGCGCACGATGACGGAGGCCGCATGACAGCGCACAACGAACTTCTCAACGTGGCGCTCTTTGCCCGGGCGATCGCGAAGACCGCGCTGCTCTGCGGCTTTGTGCCCGGCGCGCTCCTCGCGTTCTTCGGCCCGCGCGTGGCGAAGTTTCGGTGCGAGCTGAGCATCGGACGGCATTACCGCGTGGAGGGCTACCACACCGGAGACTTCGCCGGCGAGGTGCTCTCAGTCGATCGCGACCTGGCGCGGATCCGCGTGACCGACCCGATGCGGCCGATGCCGCGCGTTCGCAACCGCTGCGCGTTCCCGGCGTGCGTGCGCGAAGACTTTCACCAGGGCGACCACGAATTCATGCGCGTGCGCGAAGGCGCCGTGATCGAGATCCCGTGGCGATCGGCGAAGTGGATCCCGATCGCTGATCGAGTTTCCGAAGGCGAGCGGCAGTTAGCCACCCAACAGGTCGGCAGCGGGAGGTGCATCACGCAACTGGAGCCGGCCTGGGCAACAAGCCGCTCGCCGCGGAAAGCGAAAACCGCATGAGCAACGAGATCGCGCCTGAAGGTTTTCGGTATGAGTGGGTGATCGATGATCGCTGGCAAATGCCGCCCGATGGCAGGAAATGTTCAAGGGCCGGCTGCCTGAATTCTGCGATCGCCCTGCTGCGTCGCAGGCACTCTCGTTTCCTCTCAGGATTCGCGTGGTGGGGCTACTGCGCTGATCACCTCTACGGCAAGGTTAGGCGACTGGTTCGGATCGACGAGGAAGCCAAAGCATGAGCGGCGAACACTTCCCTCGCAACACCGTCTCCGCCGCTGCCTGGTGCACCAAGTGCTCGCGCTTCACGCAGCACCGCGTCGACCACAGCGAAAAAGGCGGTGGCCGCAAAGGTCCATGCCTCGAGTGCATCGCGCGACTCGATTCTCAGCACAAAGCTGCGGAACACAAATCTAAGCCGGCCGCGGAGCCGGCACAGCAGCAGGAGCTATTCGTATGACGTTCGAGGAATGGAGTGCTGCAATCAGCGCAGAGCTGAAGGCCGCGGGATTCCCGGTAGACAACTTCCACGGCTTCCCGCTGGTGCCGATGCCGGCGACACAACCCGAAATTGTGCGGCTGCTGAAGTTCCGCACCAAGCAGCCCGTAAATCGCGAGATCTACGCGGAGGGAATGATCTTCCTGCCGGCGACGCAGTCGACGCTGCGAGACGCGGCAGAGCCAGGGAAAGCCGATGTGTGAGCACATCCGATTCGAGAATGGCGACGTCGCCATCATCTGCGGCGGACCGCGATCGCATAAGCAACACTGCGCGAGCTGCGGCCGGCCATCGGTCGCGCTCTGCGACTGGAAGGTCGCGGCGCGGAAGTCTGGAACGTGCGATGCGCCCTGCTGCGCACAGCACGCGAAGCAGGTCGCGCCCGGCAAACACCTCTGCCCCGAGCACCAGGTGAAGTTCGACGAGTGGAAGCGACGCCACCCGGCGCCGCAACGCAGCCTGTTTGAGGATGCCGCATGAGGAAAGAAACATGAGCCAAGAACTCACACTTGCAGATTACAACGTCGCGAATCCACGCTGCTCCACCTGCAGCGCGATCATTCCCGGCTCAACGGCCGTCGAAACCTATCCGACGCAGGCCAGCACCTGGATCCTCGCCCGGTGCCCCAACTGCACGCTGATGACGCCGTTTCGGCTCGAGGTGATGGCATGACCGACCGCATGACCGCCAAGGAAGTAATTTCTGACCTTCGCCTGATGGGGCCGCAGGATCTCTGTGTGATCTTCGCTTACCTCGGCGAGCATCTATTCGGTTGCGAGACGGCCGATGGCAACGTTGTCCTGCGATCGGTGACGACGGAGCGTGCGCAGCGATTTTTGTGCGAGCTGTCGGAGGAAGCGCGAAAATCGGAAAGCACCGAAGTTCCATTGAGGGCAGAACTGAGTACAAGGCTTTCGGTAACCGGCTGTGGGGTTCGGCGCCAGGATCGCGAGGAACAACCGCGATGGAAATCGGACCCTGTTTGCCCTGATTGCAATCACGTGCACGAAGGCCGAGCCGAGTGCTCGAAATATCTCGGCGAAGGAAAGTTTTGCAAGTGCGAATCGAAGGTGACAGCATGAGTGACATCTGGATCGAAGCGATCGTAATCCTGCTGGTGGCGCTGGCCGCATGGCGAGCTGGCTACAAGGTTGGCGAGAAAGAAGGCGACCGCACCGGATACACGCGTGGCTGCGATGCCGGCTATGAGCGCGGCCGCAAAGAGGTCGACGACTGGTGGATCGGCGTTGAAGACGAAGCCGACCAGGCGCGCCAGAAGCTGCGCGACAGCGGCGGGCGAGCCGCGTAACTTTTTTCCTGAAGGGCGTGTGAGAAGCTATGAAGTCAAGGCGCACTTATTTTGAGTGGACGTTTTCAACGCGCGTGCGGGAGCGCGCCTGCCGCAACTGCCGCGCGTCGACGTCTGCGTTCCTGACTGATCTGCGCACGGGAATGCGCAAGCCTTTCTGTTCGAAATGCTTTTTCTCCGCTGTTCGATCTGTCGCCGGATTGCAGGCGACCGCTGCCACCCTAACTCTAGGAGTGAAACCAATGAAAAACGCGATCTACCGTCAGGGCGATGTTCTGATCCGCCGCATCCAGAGCCTGCCGAAGCAGGCAGCTCAGCCACGACTCAACGGCATTCTCGCCTACGGCGAAGTGACCGGCCATGCTCATAAGGTCGAAGACCTCACACACACCGAAGTTCTCGAAATCGAGAACGGCCTCTACCTGCGCGTCGGCGAAGAGGGCGTGCGCGTGGTGCACGAAGAGCATGCGCCCATCACGCTGCTGGCGGGCAATTACGAAGTCGAGATCCAGCGCGAGTACACGCCGGAGGCGATTCGCAATGTCGCCGACTAGCCCCGCGCTGCTGCTTGAGCGCTTCAGTGCGGCCTGCGATTATCCGGCCACGCTCGATGAACCCGTAGTTGAAGCCTCGCTGCGGGTTTATCTGGGCGCGCTCGGCATGAAGCGCAACGTCGTGCGCCTGCGCGAGGGCTGGAGCCTGGCCGAACATCCATCGCTCGCGAAGTACGCGTTGGAAGTCCTCGATAAGGTGATTCCACGCGACGCACGCGCCGCACGCGCCGCACGCGCCGCACTCGCCGCAATCGACGCAATCGACGCACGCGCACTCGCCGCACGCGACGCACTCGACGCACTCGACGCACGCGCCGCACGCGCCGCACTCGACGCACTCGACGCACGCGACGCACTCGACGCACTCGCCGCACGCGCCGCACTCGACGCACGCGACGCACGCGACGCACGCGCCGCACGCGACGCACGCGCCGCACTCGCCGCACTCGACGCACGCGACGCACTCGCCGCACTCGCCGCACGCGACGCACTCGCCGCACTCGACGCACGCGACGCACTCGCCGCACTCGACGCACGCGACGCACTCGCCGCACTCGACGGTGGGCGAATCGATGCAGCTTCGCTGCATCGATTCGCAGCTTGGTGCGTCCAGGCCTATGGATGGTCGTCGTGGCGTTGGGAATTGTCCTGGATCGCGACCACGTACCTCGGCGCGCTACAACTGCAATCTCCCGAGCCCGTGCATGCCTGGTCGAAGCCGATCTTCGAGGCCTTCGTCGCGGGCGCGTGGTTCCTGCATTTCACCGAGGACACGCTCTTCTGGGTGGCGAAGCCTGACGTCCACGTCGAACGCGGTGGTGCGGGCATGAGCGTGGCGCAGACCCTAGCTGGCACTCGCCGCCTGCACTGCGTCGATGGCCCGGCGCTTCGGTCCGACGTCGAGAATCTCTACTTCTGGCACGGCGTGATGGTGCCGGCCTTCGCCGTGGTGAAGCCGGAATGGATCACGGTGAAGCATATTGCCGACGAAGAGAATGCGGAAGTGCGGCGCGTTCTCATCGAGCGCTACGGGCTCACCCGCTATTTACTCGACAGCGGCGCGCAGAAGATCGCCGAAGACGAATTCGGCGAGGTCTACCGCACCGAGTTGCCGGGCGACGAACCGCTGGTGATGGTGAAGGTCATCAACTCCACGCCCGAGCCCGATGGGTCGAAGAAGCCTTACTTTCTGCGAGTGCATCCCGAGATGCGCCTGCTGGCGAAGGACGGCCTCGGCGATCCCCAAGCTGTGACCCCGCTGAACGCTGTAGCTTCGACGTTCGGCATGACCGGCGAGCAGTATCTGAAACGCCTGGTGGAACAGAGCTGAAGAAAAGCGCACGCAAACCGAACTCGGAGACAATCTGGGGCGAGATCTTGGATCGGGCGGCAGCTTTGCGTGAGGGCGACGAAGGAAGGCTATTTCGGGCTCTTAAAGCGCGGGCTCTATGGCACCTACCATCACGTCGGAGTGCCGTACTTGCAGCAATATCTGAATGAATTCGACTTTCGGTACAACCATCGGAAGGTGACGGACGCGGAACGCGCAGAGTCAGCACTGAGGGCTTGTGACGGAAAGCGTTTGACACTCCGCAAGCCACTGGGGATACAATAGGCTCGGTTTTGGAAATGCGGGCGGAGGGGATCGAACCCTCAAGGGGTTAGCCTCCCTGCCAAGAGAGAACCCCACTAGCTTCCAAAGCTAGCGCGTATGCCAATTCCGCCACGCCCGCGCATTGAGGCCCTTGAGCCGTGGGGTTGGACGCCACAGCCCAAGGCGGTACGACTCGGCCCTGTGGTGTTGGACGCCACGGGGCCGGATGCTTCAAAGTCTCTCGTACTCGTTTGGTTTTCCTCCTTCGGGGAATGGGTATGATCAGCCCTCGCTTTCCCGCAGAAGTCCCGCACACTTCGGTAATGCTGCGATTCCCCACTTTGGCAGGCAGAATAAACGTCGTTCCCCAGGTTTCACGGCACGCGCCGCGCCATGCGGTGAATAACAGCCGAAAGCATTCGTGTGTCCAACCATCGCAACGTAGCAGTTCTCTCTTTCCATCAGCCGATCGGATCGCGCGCGGGCACGTTCATCCAGCCCGACGTGGCCGAGCTTCTGTTGCAGCGTATGGCTGCCGAGCGGATCTCGAGCAAAGTGATCCGCATGCTTCCGCCTGATTCAGTTTTTCCTGCCTTCAGACCGCCCGTTTCCCGCGCGAAGTTTATACCCGAAGTGCTCCCGCCTGTCGAAGTTGCCAACTGCATATTCGTTCGGCCGAAGACCGATCTGCGGCCGTCGATTGTAGGTGTGCGCGAAGGCTGGGACTGGAATCACGAACCGATTTCTGCGTAGATGCGATCGCAAGCCCAATTTTGCCGCATGAAGCGTCTCGAGCTGCGGGAGCAGCGCGAGAAAGAACTCGCCCTGCTCGCAGCGGCGCAATTGAACGCCGACGAACGCTATCTGCGCTCCGTGGTCGCCGATATCTGGTCGAATCTTTACCAGAGGAAGCTGCAGGCGCCGATCGAGGAGCTGCCGCGCACCGAACGCGAGCGGCTAGAAGTTCTGGTGGCGCTGGAAGGCGGCTACATCACCTCGTCCAGCTACTGCGGAGCATGAGACGGCGGCGAAGTGGCTTTTTCGCTGATCGCTGCGGCGGTGGACCTCGCCACCATTCGAGCTATGCCTGGTGGCCGGAAACTGAGTGCGGAGATGACGCTGCTGCTGGCCTTGGTGATGTTCGACGATTATGAACTTTTTCCTGCATCCCCACTTGCAGCCGCGCCTCGATCCGAATCGCAGAAGTGAGTGGTATCACCAGCGGGATCCGGAACGCATGGCGCGTGACCTGGTTACAGCGTTCGACATGCTGCAGGTCCAACAGCGTGAGAAGGATCGGATCCAACGCGCGCTGATGAACATGAGACTGCGCAACGCCGTTGTGGTGGCAGTGGTCACGGCGCTAGTCACCAGGGCGCCGGAGATTTATCGCTTCATGGTTCACCTGGTGAAATGATCCGATGCCGATGCGAGCACCCATCGCGAAGCCAGCGAAGTCTGGCACTGAGGCGCGCGATCGTGAACGTCATCGTCGCGCCGGCGGTCTGCGTCGGCTGTACGACTCGAAGCAGTGGCGCGAGCGCACCAGGCCGACGGTGCTTGAGCGCGATCCGATGTGCAAGATCGCCGAACTCTGCGAAGGACGCGCGCCCAGCACCGATGCTGACCACATCATCCCTGCTGCAGAGTACGTCGCGCAGCACGGCAACGACTGGCGCTGGTTCTTTGATCTCAACAACCTGCAGGGCGCCTGCCACGCCGATCACACCGCGAAGACAGCCCGAGGGCGGTAGGGGGGTCGGTTTTGCCCAGGCGAACGGCCAGCGACCGACGTTCAGGCACACACACACCGCCGCAGCAAAAGATTTTTCCTAAAAAATGGGAGGTAAAGGCTCAGGTGGATCGAATCGTAAGCCGACGGCTCTCAAAAAGTTCCTCGGCAACCCCGGCAAGCGCAAGCTGAACGAACGCGAACCGAAGCCGAAGCCTGGCATCCCCGACATGCCGCGTTTCCTCACGATGGAAGCTCGGGCTGAGTGGAAGCGTATCGTTCCGGTCCTCGCGGCGATGAAGATCCTCACCGTCGCCGACGGAAAAGCCCTGGCCGCCTACTGTTCGGCCTATGCGCAGCTGGCCAAGGCCGAGGCGGCGATCGACAAGTACGGTCTGATCTGCGCCACGCTCGACCAGGCGACCGGCGTCGCTGAGTTAAAAGTCAATCCCGCAGTGCGCATCAAGTCGGACGCGCTGCGCCACATGAAGTCCTTTCTCATCGAGTTCGGGATGACTCCGGCCTCGCGCTCCAAACTGAAAATCAATGCCAGCGATGACACACCCGATGCGTTCGACGAACTCTTCGACGCGCCGGCGACCTCAGTCCGCAAGCCGAACTAACCGCGCCGCGGTGCAGCAGCCCGAGCAGCGCGCGTGGGATCTCTACGTCTCCGGCGTCATCGCCGGCGAGATCCCCGCGAACAAGCTGATTCGTCTCGCTTGCCAGCGCCACTTGGACGATCTCGCGCACGGCGCCGCGCGAGGGCTTTACTTCGACGTTGTCGCGGCTGGGCGGTCCAATCTGTTCTTCAAGGTGCTGCAGCACTCGAAAGGCGAGTGGGCCGGACAGCCCTTCAATCTCGAACTTTGGCAGTCGTTCATCGACGCGATGATCTTCGGCTGGAAGCGCGCCGATGGTACGCGCCGCTTTCGTGAAGCCTACATTGCAGTGCCGCGCAAGAACGGCAAGACCACGCTGCTTTCGGGCGAAGGCCTGAAGCTGCTGGCCGCCGATGGCGAAGCTGGCGCCGAGGTCTACACTTTCGCCTCGACCAAAGACCAGGCGAAGCTGATCTTCGACGAAGCGGTGCAGATGCGCAACGCCTCGCCGAAGCTAACGCAGCGCATCGGCCTGGTCAAAAACAATCTTCACGTCCTGCCGACGAACTCTCGCTTCATGCCGCTCTCGTCCGACGACGAGACCCACCATGGCCTCAACGCCTCAGCCGGCCTGGCCGATGAGCTGCACGTGCACCCTTCCCGCGATCTCTGGGACGTCATTGCCACCTCGCAGGCCGCCCGGCGCCAGCCGCTCATGCTGGGCATCACCACGCACGGCTGGGATCGGCAGTCGTTCTGCTACGCGCAATATGAGTACGCGCGCAGAGTTCTCGAAAATGTGATTCAGGACGATCGTTTCTTTGCATTTGTGGCCATGCTCGATGACGGCGCCGACTGGGAAAGCGAAATCGAGTGGGCGAAGTGCAATCCCAACTTCGGCAAGTCGGTGAAGATCGACTACCTGCGCGAGCAGGCGCAGCGCGCGAAGAATGATCCTGCGGCGCTGAACTCTTTTCTGCGGCTGCATCTGAATGCCTGGACGCAGCAGGATGAGCGCGTGATTCTCCCGCACCAGTGGGCAGCCTGCGCCGGCACGACCGAAGATCCCACGATCGTTCGCGGCCGCTGGCTCGCTGAACTGAAGGGCAAGGAATGCTTTGCTGCGCTCGATCTCTCGAGCAAGCTCGACATGTCGGCCGACGTTTTCTTTTTCCCCAAGCAAAGCGGCGTCGAGAAGGCGCGCGTGCTGCCGTTTTTCTTCGTGCCCGAGGCCACGATGCTCGACCGCGCGAAGAAGGATCGCGTGCCTTACGACCTCTGGGCGCGCATGGGTTTCGTGATGCCCACGCCGGGCAACGTCGTCGACTACGACTTCATCCGCGAGCTGCACCGCAAGATGGCGCGTGAATTCCGGATCCGCGAAACCGCCTTCGATCCCTGGAACGCAACCCAGATTTCAACACAGCTGCAAGCCGACGGGCTTCTCCTGGTCGAGCACCAGCAGGGCTATCGCTCGATGTCGGATCCGACGAAGGAGCTGCTGAAGATGATCGCGGCTCAGGAATTCGAGCACGGCAATAATCCCGTGCTCAACTGGATGGCCGACAACCTGGTCGTCTCTGAGGATCCCGCCGGCAACCTGAAACCCGACAAGGGCCGCGCCCGCGAAAAGATCGACGGCATCGTCGCGCTGATCATGTGCATCAGCCGCGCCAACGCGAACCCCGTTAGCACGCGACCCAGAATCTTCCGCCTATGAACACCGGTCCTGTCAAAGTTCCACAGCCACCCGCGAAGCCAGCGGCGCAGCAGGCCGAAGAACGCGAGAAGCACTCGCAGCGCGCTGATGCGATGTACTGTGCCGGCGCCGTCCTGGTCACCGCGGGCTGCTTGATGCACTCGATCCATGACGGCCTCATCGCCGGCGGAGTGTTCCTGCTGTTGTTGCCTGTGCTCGAGCTGCTCGGCAGTTTTATCCGCGGCTTGCGAACCAAACGATAAATGGGCCTGATCTCCGAATTCCGCAGCTCGCTTGAGAATCCGCAGACCCCGCTGTCGTTCCCCGCGGAGTGGCTGCTCGATATTTTCAACGGCGGCCGCACCGACTCCGGCATCCGCGTCTCGGAGCTGATCGCGCTACAGGTGACCACGGTCCTGGCGTGCGTGGAGCTGAAGGCGGGCGCCGTCGGCTCGCTCGATCTGAAGATTTTCGAGAAGACAGTCAACTCCGACGGCCGAATGAATCGCCGCATCGCCCACGATCACGATCTGTGGGATCTGTTGCACGACGAACCGAATGGCGAGATGACCAGCTTCACCCTGCGCAAGACGGTGCAGGCGCACCGGATGCTGTGGGGAAACGGGTACATCGAAATTCAGCGCGACGGCGGCAACAGTCCGGTCGCGCTCTGGCCACGCAATCCCGCGCGCATGAAGGTTCGGCGTGCGACTGAGAAGTTTATCGTCAACGGAGAGCTGGTGCGGCCAGGCGACCTGTTCTATGCCACCACTGAAGGCCAGGAGATGTCGCCGGTCCTCGTCGACGAGGCCATGAACGAAGGCCACGCCACGGAGCGCGCCATCCTGCCGGCCGACATGCTCCACATTCCCGGCCTCACGCTCGACGGCCGCATTGGCCAGGATGTGGTGCAACTCGGCCGCAATGCGATCGGCCTGGCGCTCGCGACTGAGAAGTTCGGTGGTAAGTTCTTCGGCAACGGCGCTCTGGGCTACGGCATTTTCAAGCTGCCAGGCCAGCTCAGTCCGGAAGATTTTGCCATATTCAAGAGCGAAGTGAATGAAGCATGGGGCGGCGAGAACATGCAGCGGCCACTGATCCTGCAGGGCGGCCAGGACTATACGCCGACATCCACGAAGCCAAATGAGGGCCAGTTCATCGAGTCGCGCAACTTCCAGATTTCTGAAGTCTGCCGCGTCATGGGCAACGTTCCACCGCACATGGTCGGCGTGACGGAAAAAACCAGCCGCGCCAACGTCGAGCAGATCGGCCAGGAGTTTCTGACGTTCTCGCTGCGTCCGGATCTGCTCTGCTGGGAACAGGAATTCCGTCGCAAGCTCTTTCCTCACCCGACCATCGGCCGCAACGCCGGCAAGAAGTTTGGCGTGTTTTTTGACACCTGGCCACTGGTCACGCCCGCGGCCGCGGATCTCCGCGCGTTCATTCAGGCGATGGTGCAGTGGGGCGTGTGGGCGCCGAATGATGCGCGTGCGCGCCTGCAGGACAATCCGATCGCCAGCGAAGCCGCGGATTCGACCTGGATGCAGATCAACATGGCGCCAGTCGGCCAGCTCTTCGAAACGCCGGCGCTGCCCGGTGATCCCAGTGGCAACCAGGCCGAGCCCGACGACAGCAATGAGGGCGTCGAGGGCAAATTAAAGAACAAGGGTAAACGTGACCGCCTGGTTCATCGCGTGAGTCGGGCCTATTCGCGCCTGTTCCGCGATGCTTTTGGGCGCATTTCCGCGCGATCGCACGCGGATCTGAAGACTTTCCGGCAGGTATTTTTGCCGGTTCTGGTGAGCATCGGAGAGGAACTCGAGCAGCACGCCGCGCAGCTTCTTGGCACGGCCCCGAATCCTGACGGCTTCGAAGCCTCGAGATTCCTCTCCGGCTACCTGGAAACCATGCATCACCGCGCGCAGAACGAGTCCTGGGCAACAGCCAACGGCGATGCCGACGCGATCTGCGAGCGCGAGCTGATGCGTGCTGTCAAAGCGATCGCGGTCGAAGCCTACCGCACAGCCGCGACCTCCGCGGCAAAACAAGAAACCGAGGTGGAACCATGATCGAACGCCGATTTTTGAAGGGCGCGGAACTCCGCGCGAAAGAAGACGGCCACATCGAAGGCCATGCGGCCGTTTTCAATCAGGAATACGTGCTTTATGAAGGCGGCAGCTACCGCGTCGTCGAAACCGTGAAGCCTGGGGCATTCACCCGCGCGCTCAAGGAAAAGCAGGATGTGCGCTGTCTGATGAATCACGATCCGAACCACGTGCTGGGGCGTACCGTCGCCGGCACGCTGAAGCTAAAGCAGGACGATCAGGGGCTCTACTTCGACTGTGCGCCTCCCGACACCCAACTCGGCCGCGACCTGGTCACGCTGATCAAGCGCGGCGACGTCTCCGGCGCCAGCTTCGCCTTCACCGTAACTGCGCAGACCTGGCGCGAGGCAAAGAAAGATGGCGTGACCACTTCGACGCGCGAGATCGAAGACGTGGATCTGTTCGACGCCAGCCCCGTGACCTATCCGGCCTACACCGGCACCGACGTGAGCGCGCGCGCTGAAATGCGCAGCCAGGTCCTGGCGATCGAGAGCCTGCCGGCGGAAGTTCGCAGCGCGATCGAGTCTGCGAAAAACGAACGTGGAAAGAAAGCCGACGCAGAGTGCAACTGCCGCTGCGTGGCCTGCGCTCGCGACAACAAATGCGAGAAGTGCGCCGACCACATGGTCGACTGCGGTGACGAAAAGAACTGCCGCTGCATGGATTCCCGCAGCGCCCGCGCCACCATCGGCGGCGGCAAGGATTGCGAGTGCGACTGCCCTGAGTGCCTGGTGGGCGATTGCCAGCACTGCAGCGAGCCCGATTGCCAGGATCCGAATTGCGATCACACCGGGCAGGAAGACGAAGAAGGCGATCGCGCGGCTGCACTCGATGAGATCGACGCACGCCTGCGCCGGGCCGGACTGAAGCCCCCCAACTAAAAACAACAAGTTCAAATCGGGAACACGTGCCGGATGCGGCTCGGCGTGATAGCCGAAGCGTGGACCCCATCAACGTGCAACCTGCGGGCGGTGCCTGCGGGCGGGCCGAATTCAATCCCAAGGACACACGACTATGAGCACCAGCAAGCTCCGCGAACTCCGTGAGAAGCGCGCTCAGATCAACGAGCAGGTGACCGAGTTCCGTAAGAAAATCGCCGACAAGAAAACTCCTGCGGCTGAGGTCAAAGAGGCCCGTGCCGCATTCGACAAGGCAATGGACGACGTCGACCTGCTCACCACGCAGATCGATGAGATCGTCGCCGACAACGAGCGCGAAGCCCGCGCTAACAAACTCGACAGCGAAGTTCGCGCCGGCGGCAAGCGCCTGCCCGAAGATCAGCTGGGCAACGGAGCCGGAGCCGATCGCGCCACGCACATCCAGCTCTATGACGCGGCTCTGCGGCGTCATGGCGTGAAGGTCACCAAGCGCGGTGGCCAGCTCGAATTTGACAACCTGGCCCTCAAGAACGTTCACTCCGACGTGCGCCAGACCATCGAAGGGCTCAACGACCGCTATTTCGGGGCGTTCAAGCGTTACCTGATCGCGGCCTGCATGGGCGATTCCAGCCGTTGCGCCGCCGACGATCGCTCAATCGTCTTCGGCCAGCACGAAGACTTCCGCGGCTTCCTGCTCGGCGGCCCCGAGGTCAACGACAAGGAAAAGCGCGACATGGGCATCGGCACGCTGTCTCTTGGCGGCTACTTTGTGCCCAAGGGCTTCGTCTATGACGTCGAAGAAGCCCTGAAGTATTACGGCCCGATGCTGGTCACGTCCGAAATTATGGACACAGCCACCGGCCAGCCCCTGCCCTATCCGACGGATAACGACACCACCGTCGCCGGCGAACT